CTTCACCTCCTCAGTTGTGATTTAGCTACAGAAGGTATGCTCATGAAAGCTAGGCCTGTGCCCTCTCCTGGAATAGAGTTACCCCCCTCTCCTATCGTTTCTGAGGTGCTTGTGCATCCACCCTTCCAGCGGATTTTGAACTACATTCCTGGAAAGGTACCTATTTCTCGCCTTGTGCTTCGTGTTGACCGGGCGGAGCCTAGGGGTATTGGCAGCATGAATTTCTGCTTTCTGACGAATGTGTTAGCAGAGGAACGTGAAGTGCATTTCCATGTAAACTACTACCTGACTGTGGAATCTACGCGACGCAAATCTGTGTTTCAGTCCAACGACTGGCCGACGCCAGGCATGGAGTTTGTTCCTGAAAGCCTTGTTCTGATCGAGCGTCGGTCTGCGCAGGGGCGGCTCTACTTTGCTCCTAATGCACCGGGTACATGGTGGAATGGGGACGGCGTGTGCCTGCACAGGTATGTACCCTCAGAGTATGCTGTGCAGCAAGCACAGGCAAATGGAAGGAATGCCCCTCTGTGATTGTCAGTGACGAACTGCTGGCCGAGCTACAGGCACGACCTCCTGAAGAACTCTCCGGGCTACCCGATGAGTTCCTTCAGGAGATTCTGCGGGAGACGGAGCAGTACGATGCAATGCAGGAGTCACTTACCAAGGGTGAGTGGTGTCTGCCTCCAGCAGACCCCCTGGAGTTTTTGACCTCTGACCGCTACCTTGGCTATGCAATTAAGCAGGTGCCCGTACAGGAGGAGTTGCTGACCAAGCTCTTCTACTCTGAGGTGGAGCCACAGTTCTATGAGCAATTGTTGGGGAATCGTTGCCGCCTGGTGTTGCTTGACGGTGCCGTCGGCACGGGTAAGTCCTTCAGCGCAGGGGTTGTGCTTGCCTACCTGGTGCATCGAATGCTTGCCTCCCCCAGCCCACAAGCTTGGTGGGGGCTGACGCCTGGCTCACGCTTGACGCTGACGGTGCAGGGGGCAGATAAGGAGAATGTTAGTCTGGAGACGTTTGACGAGGTGCAGCGCCACGTCCGTAGTTGCCCCTGGTTTCGTGTTCATGGGTTCATAGACGACGGCAAGGTGCGGGCGCTAAACTGGCCTAAGCAGTTACTCTCCATTGTCATCCGCGCAGCCAGTGTAGGGGCTATCGGCGGGTTGACTACTCCCGTTGCTGTGTTTGATGAGGCTGCACTTGCAAAGGAAATGGGGCAGACGCGCCGTGTAGACCAGACGGCGCAGGGTGTGTTTGACCGGCTGCATCACAGCATGGAGTCACGCTTTCAAGACCGTTGGATGCTAATCGTGATTGCAAATGCAAGGCACGAGAAGGATTTCATGGTGCAACTGCGCGACAGGTTTGCCGGTAAGGACTGGTGTCTCTACCGGCATTACAAGTCCTGGCAGGGGCTGCCCAGTTCTCGACCTCCGGAGGGTTGGGATGCAGACGAGTTGAAAGACAAGACATGGTTTCTAAATCCGCTAACACTTAGCCGCGTACCTCTCTGGCTGAAGGACTCATGCCTGTCTAACGTAGAGGGATTCAGTCAAGACCATGAGGGGTATCGGCAATCACGGCAGTCACGGTTTGACACACAGTTTCACGAGATTGAGGCATGGTTACAGGAGGCGCAGGCAAAGCGGCTATCTCCAATTGATGAAACTGGGAATTGGGTGGAGGACTTCGCACCCGGAAAGGGAGGCATTCCTGACGCACCCGTCTGGGTCCATTTTGATTTGTCCAGCACGCAGGACCGCCTCGGCGTTGCTGGGGTGCAGGTGTCTGGCTGGCGCACAGCTCTTGGTGAAACTGCAACCGAGCAGGACACGGATGAAGGTGAAGAGCAGGAGCCAGAGTACTTTCTGACGTTCTACGACGTAGTTGCTCCTGAACAGATGGGCGGAGAGATCCGGTATGGCGAGGTCCGCACGCACTACGTGTATGAGCTCGACCGGCGCGGATTCGAAATTGCAGGAGTATCCTGCGACCGGCACGCCTCCGAAGAGTTTTTACAGCAGTTGCGGGATCATGGCTACCGCACGCGCTTGATCTCAGTGGATTTGAATCCAGGCTATCAGATTCGCGTCAGGCGTGCCCTGCACGCCCGTGGCGCCACGGGTGCACACTCCCCCAGACTGTTAGGGCTATACTCCCTAATTCGTAGCGTGGCAGGCTTTGGTGACGTTGACCTGTTTCTGCACGAGTGGCGCGGGCTGGTCCGCAAGGATACCGGCACGCGGGTGAAGATCGAGAAGGGGCAGGGGGCTACGGACGATCTTGTAGACGCAGTTGCCGGAGCAGTGGAGGGGGCTAATGCTGAAACGTTTGGCAGCGTGCGCGTGTTGGGGCAACCCTCCGGTGGTGCACAGGAGCAAAGCTACGCAGAGGCAGTGAAGGAGTATGAGGCACAGTGGCACAGGAACCGCTGGCGGGCTGCCCGTTCGCGATAGAAGGAGGTCTTGTATGTGACTGCTACCCAGACAATTTATCAGGCGGCGGGGCACATGGTAGGTGAGAGCACTGACAGGTGCTGGCTTTGTGGTGGTTCAGCAGGAGCTTTACCCTCCCCACGTGCATTGCTGGAGAAGGACACGTTCACAAATCACGATCAGGTGGGCGCACCCAATAGCGACGTGGTTTGTGCCGCCTGCGTTTGGTGTCATGACGAGCGACATGTTGAATTGCAGCAGCGCACAGGGAAACCAGTGGCACCGAAGTTTCGGAACTACTCGCACGTTGTGAAGGGTGGCGAGTGGTTACCATTCTCGAAGGGCCAGAAGGCAGCGCTGTGTGGGGCTCTGCTGACGCGGCCGTTTCCTACTGTGGCTGCGGTGGCCGACTCAGGGCAGAAGCAGATTGTGTTCCGGACAAGGGTGAATCCCGCCGGCGCCAATACTGGTTGGGTGCAGTTTGAGGAGTTGCCTTTGTATGTTGTACCACTACAACTCACCACAGTGATCTGCAATGTAGAAAAGCTCTATCGAACCTTCGCAAAGGGAGAAATTGAGTCGGGAAACTACAGCCAGCACCGCGTGTTGGATTATGGGCTTGTGGATTGGAGGTGTGATGAGGCGCAGATTGCACCGCGACGGGGAAGTGCGCTGTTGAGCCTGGCGCTTTTCCTTGCGCAAAGGGAGGAAGATAAGTGATTGAAGAACGTGAGAGAGAAGCCATTGACTTACTGAAAGCACTCTGGCGCGGGACTAATTCCGAGCTGAAAGCAAAGTATGCGCGGACGATCTGGACGCAGTATGAGGGGACAGTCCGCGCCAGCGCCTATACGGACCGGCTATCCGTATTTACGGATGTGCTATGTCGGAAGATGGACGCGCTTGTCGGCAGGACTGACGCTGAACGAGCGCGTTGCCAGGTGATTTTGTCTGGCGGCCATGACCGGGAACTGTTGAAGCTGCTGCGTGAGGAGACAACATTCCTTGTGCTTAGCGTGCGCGTTGAATTACAGGAGGAATACACATGAGAACGGTTTGCTTTGAAGGGACAGTGACAGCACTAACGTCAATCTCTCACATTGGCGACAGCCATGGAGTGACAGCAAAGCTACGCCGCGAGAAGATAGTCCAGCCCGATGGGTCGGTTGAAGAGATTCCGATCCTAAGTGGAAATGGCGTCCGTGGAATTCTACGTGACAGAGGGATGCTTCACCTATGTCGTGAGCTAGGCTTCGGCGTGAATGATGAGAATGGAGAGGTGCAAGGGCTGAGCAAGGAGGCGTTTTACCTTCTGTTCAGTGGTGGGGCGCTAAGCAAGCAGGGAGGAGCGCGCGGCCTGGACATCGACGAAGCACGCCGGTGGCGTGAGTTGATTCCGTTGCTGTCCGTGTTCGGCGGCGCCGTTGGCAATCAGATCATGCCAGGAAAGCTAAAGTGTGGGAAGCTCATCCCTATTGTCTCTGAGACGCAGCACCTGTTGCCTGAGCGATTTCGCGTTGAGGCACCTGTGTCAATCTGGAACTACTGCCAGGAGGAAGCTTACACGCGCCGCGATGACGAGAAGAATGAGCATCTCCGAATGCTGATCGCCCCTGCTGAGCGCAAGGCAATCGAGGATGCCGCGCGCAAGGATCGCGCTGTAAAACCTGCGGACAAGGCACCCGAGGAGACTGGAATCAAACAGCAGATGCGCTACTACCTTGAGACGCTGGCTGCGGGCACCTCCTTCTTCTGGGAGGTATCGCTGGACGACGTGAGCGACCTAGAGTTTGAGGCATTCGTTACTTGTCTGGTGGAGTTCAGTCGCTTCCCCTATCTCGGCGGGAAGTCTAACATTGGTCACGGCAAGGTGAAGATCGCCTTTGATTCGTGGCTTAGCGTCGATCCGACAACGTGCAAAGGAGCAGAGGTGGACACGCCTCTTGGCAACAAGTATCTCAAGCATTTGCAAGTTCATGGTGAAGAGATTCGTGAGGTGCTCCATGCCATCACCTGAGCGCAAGCGTGCGGATGTGCGCAATCATAGGCCTTTGCAGATAACTGCTGAACTGCGGACGCCGGTGATTACTGATGAGTGGCTGCCGTTTGACGGGATGCTTTACCATCAGGCAATGCGTGAGCGTTGGGGTGGGTTAGTGCTAACCTGGCCAGGTGCTAACAACAACGGGGCGCAGCCGGTGCGCCTGCCACTGAAGAAGTGTGGCGTCGGTGAGGAGTGGTACTACGCTGCGAGCTTCGCCCAGCCGCGCCAATGGTGGGTAGCCGAGGGTATTGACCATTGGGCAAAGCGGTTTGACCAGAGCCTCGTCTCCCTGCTTGCCCGCGACGGCAAGCGGTGTGTGCTAAATACTAGGAGTGGCCGGTACAAGCTATATCACATGCCGGTGTTCTACCGCTGTGCGCTGCGTGTGCAGTGGTATGTCATCGGTTCGCAACGGAGGATTAAGGAGCTGCTGTGCACGCTCACCAACATTGGCAAGAAAGGCTCGCAGGGGTGGGGGCGTGTGAGCGCGTGGCATGTTGAGCCGTGTGCAGAGGACTGGTCTGAGGTGCGTGATGGCCAACTTACCCGTGCACTTCCAGTGACGGAGGCAACGCAGCGTGGACTGCCATTTGAGCTTGCACACTATGGCATTCGGCCGAGCTATCACGCGAGTGCAAATCAACTGCCGGTGGCGATGCCAGTATGATGAGTCGTGTGATAGTAGGCAACATTTCCCAGCGTGCAGCCCATACACAGGAGTGGTTGCAACATCATGCGTGATTGGCGACGAGAGGCCTTGCTCTATGCTAGACTACCCGAGCACAAGCACAGAGTACAGGCGGCCAGCTTGCGTGTGCATGACTTGTTGGAACGGTCTCATTCGCCCTACATTGGTTTCAGCACTGGCAAGGATTCGATCTGCGTGAGTGAGCTGGTTTGTGAGCAGCATCCGCAAACACCGCTTGTATACTTTGATGCAGACTGTGCCTTTCCAGAATCCAGTGAGTGCCTCAATCGATATGCCAAGCACCGAAAGGTGATTCAATGGAAGTGCGAGCCATTCTTCACGACGTTGCATCGGATGGGTGGTCCGACGAATCCCCGCTGTGAGGCAGAGACTATGCGTAGCACAGTCTATCGCCCAGTCGCCGAACTGCTGAAACAGTACCAGTTTGATGGAGTGTTTTTGGGCTTGCGTCGTCAGGAGAGTGCTGCCCGGTCACGACTAGGCGCGCTGTACTACCGGAAACGCGACCGGATATGGAACTGCAATCCAATTATCGACTGGAGAGATCGTGATGTGTGGGCGTTTATTGCCACGCGCAACCTCGATTATCCGGCAGTCTACGACCGCCTCCGCGAGTTGTGCGTGCCTGAGCATGAACTGCGCCTCAGCTATTGGGCGGGTGAGACCTATCAGGCCTTCGGCCGTTGGGCTGTGCTCAAGCGCGGCTGGCCTGAGCTGTTTAACCGCTTCGCGGCGGAGTTCCCGGAAGTAAGGGCCTATGTATGAAGAGTGGCTTTGAAATATTTGATCCCGTGCCTGTGTTTCGGCCGCCGTACCATGCGCGGGTGACTCACAACGCACAGAACATGACGGTGTACGCCTCCGGTGTCGATGCCATCGATGCCTTGCATGTGTACCCCTGTGAGTGTTACTGTCTGACGAATGGTGAGCCCGGGGTGTTTGTGCTTACGCCAATCACCACACTGAAACTGAAAACGCCGCCGAGGCGGACGGTCACCATCCGGAGTGACCACCGGGGGCCCTCGTTGCGAATTCCGTGCTCGGTAGTACTGCGCCACGTGGGGGCAAAGCAGGGTGATGAGTACATGATTACGGAAGAGGCTGGCGGCTGGTGTTTCCGGCCCAGAAAGAAATGAAGGCACGTGAGTTCTTCGCAATGCGAACGTCCCGGACAGCCAATTTGCCTGTCCGCAGAATCAAGGTGACGGATTCTGCCGGATTGCTTCTGGAGGACGTTACCGTCGAACAGAACGCAGGCTCCTTGCTGATTCAGGGACTGGGGATCATCCTTCGAGTGTGACTGCGGTCATGTCGAGGACCGCGATCTGAACGCGGCGCGAAACCCTTATACCCTGGGCTACAGGGAAATCTACACCCGTGGACAGGACGGCTCTGGCCTGAACTATCAGGCGAAACCAGCCTGGATGAAGCGGGAACTATCAAGCGCGCACGAGTGCGCACAAGAAAGGTAGCAGCAATTAGATGAGCCAATCAGAACGTGACGTGTCGTTACCTGCAACGCAAGCTAAGCAATCCCTGGTCGTGCAGCGGTTGGAGCAGGCGCGTAGTGCCCTCGCGGAAGCGCGGACGCTACGTGAGAAGAAGATCATTCGTGATGGTGCGCGGGCGTTGGAACTCTACGCTCGCAGGCAGTCTGCACGTAGCGCCCAGGATGAGGCTGCCGTGTTAGCTATCCTGGCTGAGCGTGCACTGGGGTTAGATTTACAGGAGGTGCAGCGTTCAGGAGGCGGCAGGCCGTCAGAAACCCAGGAGCGCAGGTACACGGAGTACCAACAAGCACTGGATGAGTTGGGAGTGTCCCGTGTCACTGCTGGCCGGTGGCAGCACGTTGCCGAGATTGCAAATGCACTGGTGGAGGGTTTCTTCGAGGAGTGCCGCACCAAGGACAAGCCAATCACTACTGCGGGGCTGCTTGCCGTCTGGAAAGCACAGCAGGAGCCGACGGAGCACACGGCACTGTATGAGACCTACGCCTTCAAGGTTCCCCTCGATCAGGTGGATTGGCTGGACGCTAAGCTCGCGCAGATGCAGGGCGAGGTCAGCGCAGAGTCACCAACCGCTTGGGCTGTCTTGCAAGCTATAGTGACACGCGCTACTGGGGAGGCTACACTATGAGCATAGAGGCTGCCTACGTTCCACTTGATACACTTGTTGCCCTTCCACGTAACTCAAAACTGCACGCACTTTCCAGCATCGGGATGTCCTTTCAGGAGTTCGGCTTCCTGGAACGTATTGTTGTTAATCGGACAACTGGGCACATTATTGGCGGGCATGGTCGGGTTGAGGCTTTGCGGCTCAGACAGTCAACAGGGAAGGCTCCACCAGACGGAGTAGAACTCTCTAAGGAAGAGTGGCTTGTTCCAGTGGATTGGGTGGAGGTTGAGGAAGCCAAGGAGGAAGCTGCGGCTATCGCTTTGAATCGCTTGGTTGAAGCTGGGGGATGGGACTCCTCAATGCTGGTTGACGTTCTCCGTGACTCCCTGTTAGTGCCTGAGGTCACGCTTGACATGCTGGGGTTTGACATTTCCACCTATGACGACTTGCTACTGAGTGTGGCTCCGCCTCTACTTGAGTTAGTTAATCCAGTGCCGCAAATTGATCGTGCAGAGGAACTGCATGAGAAGTGGGGCACTGCTAAGGGGCAGATTTGGGTGGCAGGTGCGCATCGAATTATGTGCGGGGATAGCACTAATGCAGGAGAAGTAGCCCTGTTGCTGGATGGTGTAAAAGCTGCGGCTTGTGTGACTGACCCACCGTATGGAATTGGCTTTGAGTATGACAGCTACAATGACACTCGTGAGCAATGGTTTGAATTGATGGACAAGGTGTTGCCAATTATCCACGAAGTGGCTTCGTTTGTTGTCATGCCTTGCTGTGGAATTAACCGACTTGATTGGTGGTATACACACCATCGTCCAGATTGGATTATGTGTTGGTATAAGGGCAGCCAGAGTCACCATAGTTATGTGGGATTCAATGATTGGGAGCCCCATCTCGTCTGGGGTAAACCTTCGAAGCTTATGCACGACTACTGGCAGACGGTATGCGGGTTTGAAGTAGAAGGGCACCCTTGCCCCAAGCCAGTGGCATACTCGGAATGGCTGGTAGAACATGCGGCAGTTCGAGGTGGCATTGTTTTCGATCCGTTTATGGGTAGTGGCACAACCCTTGTGGCTTGTGAGAATCTTGCTCGTGTTGGCTACGGCATGGAGATATCACCAGCGTATACGGCGGTAAGTCTTCAGCGGCTTGCTGACAAGGGGCTTACTCCACGGCTGCTTAGTAGTGAATCCACAGATAGCACAACCTCGGCACCTGTGCTATGATTTCCAACGGTGAAGCTACATGGTTGAACAAACTGCTCTGCTCGATTGGACTGGCTCCCCGCTGATTCACGCCTCCGCTGACGAGGGGAGCGTGCGCGTGGTCCGCACCAAGGGGCTTTCCCCGCATTACGACTCATCCGTTGATGAACGCTCGGACAAACCCAGCCGCCTGATGTCGGATGAGGACCTGCTGGAGATGTTCGAGATTCAGCCGCCTATCAGCGGCGCGATCACAAAGAAGGGCCGCATTTTCTTCGGAGCGGACTGGTCCTTCACGTCGAACAATGGGACCCTTGACGAGGCAGAGAAAGAGCGTCTCTCCACGCTGTTCGACTGGCCCAGTGGCGACGAATCCTTCTCAGTCATCCTGTGCCGGACGCTCATGCGTCTTGACATTCTCGGCAACTGCTTTTGGCACTGGCTGATGCCTTCTATCACGACCGTGCAGCGCGTTGCCCGTGAGACGATCACCAGCGTTGCCCGCGAGCTGACGGCCCGTGGGGTGGACCATGCCACCATCAGCCGTGTGGTGGAGAAGTCTGCGATTCAAGCTGCCAAGGCAGCGCAGTTCCCGGTGGGGTTCTACATTCTGGAGGGGACGGTCACTCCACAGGTGGACAGCAAGGGCAATTTCAAGGATGAGGCGAAGGCATACCTTCAGACCGTCGGGCGTGAGAAGGTCTATCTGCCGTTCGAGCAGGTGACACACCTGCGCGTTCCCGACCCACGTCGCCGTGTCTACGGCCTGCCGCGTCTTGCCTGCCTCGCACTCATCAACCAGATGGACCAGCAGGGGCAGGTCATGAATGACAGCCTACTGCGGCGCAAGGGTAGGCTGGGTGGCGCGCTGAAAGTACGCGATGCCTCGCGAGCAAGCCGCGACCGGCTGGAGGCGGAGTTCCGGGAGAAGCACCTCGGGGGGACTGCGGACGACCCGCGCGCCTATGAGAAGGCGGGTGGCTTGATCGTCGTGGAGGTCACCGGCGAGAAGGGTGACGTAGAGTACGTTCCCTTCGAGATTAGCCCTCGCGACATGCAGATGTCCGAGTTGCACGAGTGGGCGCGAATGAATTACGGCATGGTCACCGGTGTACACGGCGGAATGCTCGGCGTCACTCGCGATGTGAACCGCTCCAACATGGAGATGTCTGCCTACGACCTGACAGAGAATGAACTCGGGCCGACAGCAAAGCTCATCTGCGACCGGGTGAACAAGGACCTGCGCGATTACTTCGGCATTGTAAACACAAGATTGCAACTCAAGCTCCGGGACCTGCGCAGTGAGCAGGAGAGGGCGCGCACCTCCAAGATGTGGCAGGAGGTCGGGGCGGAGTCCCTGAACGAGCGGCTGGTAGCGCTGGGCAAGTCCCCCGTAGTCGGAGGGGACACCTACCTGCTGAGCCTTGGGCCGGGCATCTTCGCGTTCCACCCAGAGCGCGAGCCGGTGCTCATTACGCTCCAGCAGGGGATCACCCCGCTGGGCGAGGTGCTCTGCACTGAGGCGGAGCTGTCCGGCGCGGAGCGCGTCGAGGCACTGGCGTTCCCCGGTGCAGGAACTACTGCGACGGCAGGGGAAGCCGTTGCGGAGGAGGGCAAAGTGCTTCCTGTGCAAACATCCGAGGAGCTACCTAATACACCTCCGGCAAGTAGTCCGGCTGCGCTGGTTACGCAACTGTTTGAGCTGTCGGAGCAACTGCGGCAGGAACGCGCTGCGAGGGGCCTGTGATGCAAGCAGAAATGGTCAGTCTCGAATCGCTCAAGGAGCTGCCACGAAATCCGAAGTTGCATTCGCTTGGGCAGATTGATCTGAGCATGGGGCAGTTCGGCTTCCTGGAACGAATCGTTGTCAACCGGACAACCGGGCACATTATCAGTGGGCATGGGCGCACGGAAACGCTTGCTTTGCGCAAGTCCACAGGGGAGCCTCCACCAACAAATGTTGAAGTACGTGATGGTAGTTGGTATGTTCCAGTGGATTGGGTAGAGGTGCCAGAGGAGCAGGAGGTAGCTGCTGCTATTGCGTTGAATCGCTTGGTTGAAGCAGGGGGGTGGGATAGGCCTTTGCTTGTAGACTGTTTGACAGAGATAGGGCAGATGTCTTTGCCAATGCCAGGAGAGTTATCCTTAGCGGTAACATCTGAGTTGACAGATACTCTATTGCAGCCTTTGGGTTATAATAGTGTGGATGTGCTGGAATTGCTGGCACAGGGCAAGAGAGGGCAGGGAACACAGTATACGACAGTCTTGCGTCCGGTAGAGGATTTATTTGTAGACGTGAAGGAGAAATACGGTTGGGTAAAGACGGCTGTGTTGGACTTTTCGGGAGGCCGGGACTCTACTGCGGCATTGCTCTGGATGCAGCGTAACTTGCCGTGGGCGCATTTGGTAGCAGTTTATGTGGATTTGGGTGCTGAGATGCCTGGCTTTTGGCTACACGTCAAGGAGGTAGCTGAGGCTGTGGGGGTTGAGTTGGTGACTTTGCGGACAAAGCGCACCATACTGGAAGGTCTTTGCGAGAAGGGTTGGCCTGGATGGAACTTTCCTTGGTGTCAGGCGTGGATGCACAAAGCTTTAGCTGATTGGTGTAAAGCTAATTACTCATCAGAGGATACCTTGCGATTGACAGGGGCGCGAGCCAAGCAGCGTAAAAGCACCTCATTATCTGGAGCAGAAGCCCCTTTGAGTAGCTGTCCAGAGTATCAGGCGCTGGCTCCTTGTTTTGACTGGACTGAAGAAAGTTTGCAAAGGATTTTACTGGAGAGTAATGTGCCTCTGTGGGAAGGGTATGCTAGGGGTATGGCACGCACTTGTTGCTGGTGCTGTCCGGGGCAGAAATTGACGACGTATGCAGCTTTGCGTCGAGAGTACCCTGCTCTGTTTCGCGCTTACGAGAAGTTGGAGAGCCTATTGGGCCGAGAATTGTGGAGTCCTCACCATACTTACCTAGGGGTAGCTGCGGCAGCAGATCGAGGAGATGAGCTATTGCATGAGAGGGAGAGTAATGCTACAGATAATAACATCTCGCACAAGGTGTTGCCACTATGAACGAACGCTCCGTATTGCGTCTGCTCGGACAGCCGGACGCGAAGCAGGCGCTCTGGCAAACCTGCCACAACCTGCTCGGTGAGCAGCGTGCCTCCTTCGTCCAAGACGGCCTGTGCTTTGACCCTGGAACACGGGAAGGCTGCCCGTGGAGAGATAGGTGCAAGGAGTATCAAATAGATGAGCCACGCAGAGATAGTAGATGAGTTTGACATAGAGGTAGTTCCGCTTTCTGAACTGAAGGACCACCCGCGTAACTATCGTGCCCATCCTGAGGACCAGATTGCGCACTTGATTGCAAGCATTGAACAGGATGGGGTTTACAAGAACGTGGTCGTGGCGCGGGATGGAACGATCCTGGCTGGCCATGGAGTTACCCGCGCCTTGCGCGAGATGGGCCGCGAGATGGTTCCTATCCACCGGCTCGATTTGGACCCCAACGACTCCCAAGCGCTGAAGATCCTTGCCGGGGACAACGAAATCGGAAACCTTGCGGAAATTGACGACCGGGTGCTTACCAATCTACTCAAGGATGTAAAGGACACGGCGGATGATGGGCTACTTGGTACTGGCTACGACAGCATGATGCTATCTGCATTGGTGATGGTCTCCCGCCCGGCAAGCGAAATCACAGACTTTGATGCAGCGGCTGAGTGGGTGGGGATGCCGGAGAGTAGCACTGGCACACTACAGTTTCAGGTGAGGATAACCTGCGCGACTGAGGCTGACAGGAATTTTCTATTGGACAAACTGGGCCTTAAGCTGAAAGACGTGAGAAAGTATGGCAAAAGCAATACCCTTGGATTCTCTTGGCCTTTGCGTAAGGATGATAACGTGATTTCTGTCCAGTTTAGGGAGGTAGTTCCAACATTGTGAGTGCTCAGCCAAGATATCCTGTGTATATACCCTCGAAGGGCAGGGCGGACGCACCATACACTATTAGGTTGTTTTCCAATGTTGGAATTGACTTTCGCATAGTAGTAGAGCCTAGTCAGGAGAAGGCATATTCTCAGCATGGGCAAGAGCGCTTGCTAATTCTGCCTGAGGACGGCAAGGGGTTAGTGTATGCACGCAACTGGATCAAGGATCATGCAGTCTCTGAGGGCTATAAGCGACATTGGCAGTTTGACGATGACATTACGTGTATGTTAAGAATGTATCGAGGCTATCGCCTAAGGTGTCCGGCGAATGTAGCGCTAGCCGCCGCTGAGGACTTCGTAGAGCGTTATGAGAATGTGGCACTGGCAGCATTTAATTCGCAGTCTTTCCTACCTTGCTCGGCTGGTACTACTAAATATCCATGGCCTCCATTCTTATTGAATCATCGCTGCTACACTTGCTTTCTCATGCTCAACTCGTTACCAAATCGCTGGCGGCAGCGGTACAACGAGGACACAGACATGACGCTACAGGTGCTTGCAGACGGGTGGTGCACAATTCTGTTTAATGCGTTTATGATAGATACGCCAACGACTATGACCTACACAGGGGGGCAGACGGATATCTACGTCGATGACGGGCGGCTGCACATGGCACGGCAGCTTGAGCGCGTGTGGCCTGGTGTAGTATCCACCAAGCGCAGATTCCGTCGGCCGCAGCATTACATTAATGGAGAGTGGAGGAAGTTTGACAATCAGCTTAAGCGCCGTGCAGACTTCGACCCAAGCAAGCTCCCCACCGTCGATGAGTATGGCATGAACTTAGTTGAGGTCTCCCCAACTGATAATGCACGCCTTCGGGAATTGCTACAAGCTACTCAAGGGGAAGAGTTTGATGGCAGCAGGTAATAGCTCCTTAGGGGTATATGCTCCTTGGGCTTGGCAAGTTGAGCCAGTGCACGGCTGTAATCTTCGGTGTGGTCACTGTGCAGCACGACTGCTTTCAACTGCTCCAAAAATGATGGCTGAGGAAACTTGGCTTAGTTTGATGCAGGTTGTGCAGGGAGTAAAGCCTAAAGTCCGTGTAGAATTGGCAATGTGCGGGGAGCCTACTTTGCATCCAAATCTCTTGGCATTGCTGAAAGCAGGACGCAAAGTTTGTCCACAGGCCCAGTTCCAAATTACCACGAATGGGACAATCATTTCATCTGGAAAGCAGACTTACAGAGAGCTGTTTACTGCTGGTGCTAACATCTTGTATGTCGATATGTACGCGCCACGCGAGAAGCACATTGAACTTGCAAAGAAGTCAGGTTATCCCTGGTATGAATACTTGAGTGCACCTTCTAATGCTCCGTCTGCCTGGAGTTATCATGGACCTGACTTTAAGTTGATTGTTTTGATGGAGCATCCTGGAAATTGGCCGGAGTCTCGAAAACAGAAGTATCGGTTAGGTACATGGCTTAACAATTTGGATTGGGAGGCAGCCCGTGAGTTTGGGTTGACTCCAGTGGTTGAGCCAGTCAATAAGATGTGCCTTCAACCAATGCGGCACGTTGCTGTGAACTTTGAAGGCAACTACCTACTTTGCTGTCAAGACTTTATGGGTGAGACTGCGGGAGTGCTCGGGTCAGTTAGTTCTGGTCTATCTGGGTTCTTGTCTTTCTGGTTTGGTAGACAAATGCAGGAAACGAGAATTGCTTTGCTGGATAAAGATCGGGGCAGGGTTGCGGAGTGCTCCAGGTGCAGTGTTACATTTAGCACGAGAATCAGCAGATTGTGGCCTCGTTCCATGCTCTCACAATACTGGAATGGCACAGGCTGGGTAGCACTATGACTGTAACGCGCAAACTGCGAGAAGACACGCTTGCAGTTGTACAGTTTATTCATCCTGGCAAGGAGCAGACTTCTGTGCAGCGAGGCTGGTGCCAGTGGAATAGTGCTGTGCGTTCAGATAAAGCATGGCCGCATCGTCGTAAATTCTTGCTAAGTCAAGCAGCCTATTTGCGTAGAAGTGTTACTTCAAAATCGGAGACTGGAAAGATTGGTTTCTGGGGAGAATGGGAAAGTCCTAGTTACGCCTTGGAGGTTCGAAAGCAGGGAATTGACTTTCCACAGTTTTACCACTTACCTGCACTTTATGAGCCTGTCTCCTATGAGGGCCTCCTTGATACTGATCCATTTGTGTTTGGCAAGCGGTTCCTGTATAACGGCTGTCAGCAGCATACTGCGCACAATCGCCCTGGAGGTGCCGTAGAGACTTTTCTACGAAGACTTGCAGTAGGGTCTATGATTCTGTTTGGGTCGTCAGTTCGGGGGCGTTTTGTCCTTGACACTGTTCTGGTAGTTAGTGACTATAAGGACTACCCTAATGGAGTGTTTACAGAACTTCAGGGCCTTGTTCCTAAGGAATACTATGCAATTGCATTGCACCCGCAGGCTAGGGGTAACAAGACTGTTGATAGTTTCCGTCTTTACAGGGGGGCTATGCTGGAGTCTCCAGTTGCTGGAACGATTAGTTTTGTGCCGTGCTCTCCAGCACAGGGTATTCGCTTTGGATTTGTGCGTCCAAACATTGTCTTGCCTATTCTCACGCAGAATCTCACACAGGGTAAAAAGCTGATTCCTATGCATGATCATAATGCTGTGTTAGCTGTGTGGACAGAGGTTGTGCAACAGGTCTTGGCTACTCAGTGTGCTTTGGCACACTACATTGAATTTAGCCCTCTTGTAAATTGTGCCTCAAGCCAAAGGGAGCAGGAGTAAGTCATGCAGTTTGCTATAGTAGTCCCCTGGGTATCCAATGAAGAACTTTCAGCGTTTCTAAAGAACTGGGAGGTATCTAATCCTCCAGGTTGGCTAGTGCTTCAGCAGGACTCTATGCAGGAGGGTTGCGGCCCAACGAAGAACAAGGGGGTGGATGTTGCTGTCGGTCTGGGAGCAGAAATGGTAGTGGTACTCGACGGGGATTGCTACCCCAGCGACGAGGCGCGCACGCTTGAGGAACTAGCAGAGAAGCACATGGAGGCATTGACTCCTCAGCCAGTGGAGTTGTTCGAGAAAGTAACAGAGCCTCCCTCACGAGGTACACCCTACTTAGAAACTACTGCTCTTTACCCAGTGGCAGCTAGCATGGGGTTCTGGGTGGACATAGGGGACTACTGCGCGATTCGTCAGCTTGCCTTCGGGGGCAGCCTGATGCAGTTCAGTCGGAAGACCATGTTCGAGCGGTATTTCCCATTGTGCGGGATGAACCTCGCGTTCCGTCCGAGGGAGTGGCTTCCTTGGTGCAGGTTCATTGACGTGCTACGCTTTGACGACATCTGGATGGGTTGGCTATGGCAGCGTGAGGCTTATCGTCGAGGCTACTGCTTCAATCTGGCTGGACCGCTTATAAGGCATTCTCGGCAGAGCAACGTGTGGGATAACCTCAGAGATGAGATTGCCTATCTGGAGGAAAACGAAACGCTGTGGAGAAAGATAGCGCTACACGAATACTGCAAATACGAGGACCTTGTTGCACTGCTTCCTAGATAGCTGGTTATAATTGCAATTGTTGAGTGGCGCTTAATCATGCCGGCAACCTCCACAAGTCAATTGCCCGATACAAGTCTTGTACAGCTCTCCGTCCGTGTGGACGACCTGCTGCACAAGGTGGGTCTTCTGACTGCCCCATACACGCAGGTTCCGCCTGCGTTCCTTCAGAAGTCCGCTGCCTCACATGCACGCAGCCTGGCAGCCGTCCTCAAGCGCTGGTATCAGGCTCGCCAGATAGACTACCGGCGTTATCTGCAACGCCACCCGCCTACCAATAGTCTCAACCTGCGCGAGGAAATCTTGGCAGGTGCTGCCCGCCACCTGACCTCGTTGTCCAGCCTCAACGAACTGCGCACGCACCAGTATCTACCCAGGCAGCCTGCCTTGTCCAAAGAGGAGCTACTCCAGCCGTGGCTTGCACTTGCAAGTGCAGTTGATCCTGCATTCCCTCCAGAGGTACGCTCACTTGCCAAGGCAACACAGAGCAAGAGCACACTTAGCGGGTTGAACCTCTCTGACAGCACAGAAAACGAACTGGGTACCGAGATGCATCGTGGGATGGAGTCCGCATTCGGTGCTGCCTACGATGACGCGGCTGTTGCCCTCGGAGCAGGCATCTCCTACAGCATCATGCCAGAGGAAGCACTCAAGTGGCTTGACGCTTACACATTGCACTTTAAGGATGTTGAAACCAAGGGGTTAGAGGCGCAGGCAAAGCTGCTGGTTCTTGAGGGTGTGCAAGCAGGTGAGGGTGCCAGTCAGATCATGGACAAGCTCACCAGCTTGTTCGATAGCCTGAAGGACTTCAAGGCGGAACGGGTTGCTCGCACTGAGACAAGCCGCATGTACGCGCAGGGGTCACTTAGCGCCTACAAGGACCTAGGCTATGAGACCGTCACGCGCAATGAGATCATTGACGGCCGGACGGACAGGGACCTGTGCGAGCCGTTTGACGGAGCAGTCTACTACCTGGAGTCAGCAATGATTGGGCGCGCTGGAGATTACCCAGAGGCAATTCCCGCGCACCCTTCGTGCTTAGTGAGTCCCGGCACTCCCGTGTACACGGCAGACGGTTGGAAAGCTATTTTCAAAGTAGCTGTGGGGGATCTTGTCTTGACTCATCGTGGTCGGTTTCGACGGGTCACGAAGCTACACCGACAGGGGGTTGCTGTTCGAGAGGTTGTGGAGCTTGCATTGCTACCGTTTGCAACCATCCCGGAAGGTGAATCTCGACGGCTGGTAGTGACACCTGAGCATCCTGTATTGACCTCCTACGGGTGGAAAGTTGCTGGGGAGATAGTTTCAGGGGACAAAGTTCGGACGCTAAGTGTGCCTTGTGCAGGTTGCGGGAAGCCCCTTCCGCTAATGATCGAGAAGGGGACCAAGCGCTACTGTTCTCCACAATGTCAGTGGAAGGACCCAGAGTGCCGGGAGAGTACGATTCGAGGAATCCGAAAGTCTCTGCATCAACAGTATAAGGACGGTGTGCGTGTTGGTTCTGAAATCACGAAGGCAGCGCATCGAAAGATGCATGAGTTGGCACTTGAAGGTAAGCATCCCTTCCAGTTGCAGGACCTAACAGGTGAGCGCAATCCGGCCAAACGTCCAGAGGTACGCAAGGTCATCAGTGAGGGCAAGCGGGGTGCCCGAAATCCAATGCATCGGTCGAAGCATGATGATGCTTATTGGAAAGCAGTTAGCGAACGCTGGCAAAAGCACTTTGCACAGCATCCGGAGAAACACATCAATAGCATTCTGGCAAAGCGTCGTTGGGATGGTGGAATGACCTGGATAGAAACTCTAATGGGCAGAGCACTGGAGGCTGCTGGGATCTCTGCGGAGTTCAGTTATCGAGTAGGTTCTCGGTGGTTGGACTGGGCGATTCCAGAGGCGCAGATTGACATAGAATGCGATGGTGAAAGGTGGCATAGCACCAAGGAGCAACTTGCCAAGGACGCAGCGAGAGACTTGGAGTTGCAAGTGCAAGGCTGGACCGTGCTCCGGTTTCCAGGAGTTAGAATCCGTAAGGATGCAGCAGGCTGCGTCGATGCTGTAGGAAGGCTGCTTGCTAACCACGCGAAGTGCTATTCTTTCGGGGACTTCGAGGTGCGAGAAGTACAGCGGCGCACGGGGAAGTATGCCACGTACAACCTTGCGGTCGAAGAGGATGAATCGTACTGCGCCAAGATATTCGTGGTTCACAATTGCAGAGGCTGGTGGTCCGGAGGCGGTGACGAATCACAAGCTATCAATCTAGGACAGGTAGGAACACCCATAGTAGTTGAAGAGCCAGCTCCGACGGTGGTACTCGTAGCCGAGGATCTTCGCACACTGTCTGTGAAGGATGCACTTCGTGCAGGTGAGCAGGAGTTCCGGCAAAAGATGGACGTGCTTGCTGAAAGCTCCCACATGGACGCTTGGTCAAGACACGAAGCCGGCCAGCGCGCGGAGATACTGAAGGACGAACTCACTGCATTCCGAGAGGTACTGGCGCAAAAGGGCAAGGACTTGCCAATGGAAGAAGCGGACTTCCATGTCTTTCGTATGTCCCGGCAAGTCGAAGCACACGCAAAGTCAGAACGCAAGTTGGCAGACGCTGTGCTAAAGGAACTGTCCTCGGATAGCCGAGCGAAAATCTCCACGAAGGTGCTCAAGGGTAGAATGTCTGACGCAGAGCACGCGAAGGCTACCAAAGTCATCAACAGAGCCACCGCCTTTGTGAAACGTGCTTCCTCTTCCGAGATAGACGAGGCTGTACGAGTAGCCCTTCAGAAGGAGATAAAGCGAGCCAGCTACTCTAAAGGCGAAGGTGTTTTGTTCAACCCACAGCTCTATGACGAGGGCACAGTCGTTCATGAACTGGGGCACATGCTTGAGAATGCAAGTCCACACTTGCGGGAGCGAGCGCAGGAGTTCCTTGCTTATAGAACAGAGGGTGAGCAGGCAGTGCTCCTTCCGGGAACAACCAGCGAGTGGTGTAGACTCGATAAGTTCCCCTCGTTGTACTGCGGGAAGGGTTATGCCAGTGGTGCGACCGAGATACTCTCCATGGGAATGCAGTTGCTGCATGACGCCCCGCTGGAGTTCTATCGGGCAGACCCTGAATACTTCCAGTTCATTGTGCAGACGGTGGGAGGCTTGCTGTGATGCCAGGGATACTGCTCACAGGACCGAACGACTTGACGGTTCGCTATGCTGACGGTGCGTGGTCCGCACCCGAACGCACTGACCTGGAAGCGTTCCTCCAGCGGCACTTTGCTCCCTCATTCTTCAAGGACTTCCTGGGTTATTCCCCTACACCCGCGAATGATATGGCAGTAGCTGTTGCCAGCATCTTGGGGCTGCAAGTGGTCTCCCTGGAAGAAGTCGAAAGTCTGCCGGACAAGGTGTACTGATGGAAGACCAGCAGCCGGTCCATTGCCCCGCGTGTCAACGGATACTTGGCATCGTCCGGGGTGACCGGTTCTGGTTCCGGCACTCATTTGGCAGGGGGCCTAGCAAGCTGGTTGAGGGCACGGCAGTTCTCCCTATGCCGGAGTACCGCTGCCGGCAGTGCGGTGTTCTCTACTCGATACGGCAGGAGTTGGGGCAGGTGCGCGTCCAGCCAATCTTGCAGGTTGCACTTGACAGCGCTAAGCCCTAACGGTATGATTCTGTTGTCAGAGCCGCCGAGAGTGGTCAAAGGTGAGCAGTCACATGGAAAGCAATCTCAGCACAAATAGGCCCGCAGGACAGCTTATGCGTGGACCAATGATTGTGTCCGCGTTCAAGCAGGCAGGCGGCGAGGGCGGGCCGCTGATGATCAAGGGGTACTTCTCCACCTATCACAAGGATCGGGAGAAGGATATCATTGTACCTATAGCCTTCACGGAAACGTTAGCCTCACGTCCACAGGGCTATCTACCCGTTGTCCGCAACCATGATCCATCCACCATCGCAGGGCACGCTGAGAAGTCCGGCGTTGACGAATTGGGCGCATGGGCAGAGTGCAGTATCAATGACGAACTCTCACAGAAGCAGATTCTTGCCGGAGACCTTCGTGCTTTCTCCTGGTATGGGTACGTTGAGGAGTGGTTGTGGGCGGATGAGTTTCCAGACCTGTTTCTGAAGACAGCACGCGAGAATGGCATCCCTGACGCTGAGCTGGAGGATGCCCGTTGTCTGGTTCTGAAGGTGGACTTGATTGAGCTAACGCTCACTCCTATTCCAGCCAACCCCTATGCCATTTTCGACGTGCTGAAGGCGGCTACACTGTTTAGCCGGGCACGTAAGCAGCCTGCTCCGCTGCGTTCCTTTCTGATGGGTACACGCAAAGCTTTGGATTTGCCAGGTGTAGATTCAGACTTAGACGAAAGTCCTGGAGCAACAGCGAAAGCCTGGTCTGTGGTCCCGTCGAAAGCCTACCCAGTTGCTCCAGCAGAAACACCGTGGTCATTTTCTGCGGCTGATGGCGACGCTCTTCTTGGGGATAATGAAAACTGGGCAGCCTACAAGGCAGCACACACTGTCTATGATCCTGCAAAGGCAGACACTAAAGGTGGCTACAAGCTGCCTCACCACAAACTCCTGGATGGTGCAATGAAGACCATCCTGCGTGGTGTGCAGGTGGCAGGTGGCGTGCTTATGGGAGCGCGGGGAGGTATGGACCTTGGTGGGGCAGAATCCGGGGCTAAGGTGCACCTTAGCAAGCACTACAAGGAGTGTGATGCAGAGGCTCCTTGGGATAAATCCGCTGAGGCTTGGCGCGAGGAACTTTGTAGCCTCCTCTTGAAGCGCACCAGCAAGACAGCTATGCTGGGTTATGCAGAGTTTGAGGATGCGGAACTGTTCGAGATGCTCCGTGTCAGTTATGAGAAGGAAGGCGTTGGCCGGAAGGATGCCGAAGGGGCAGCCGCTGCACTCCTTGCAGCTCAACAGGTTACTCCACCCACACTGGGTGAGGACAATATCAAGCGGGAACACCCGCACATACAGGATGGTGTCAAGATGGCAGAAGAAGTTGTTCAGACCGATGTGACACCCGCCGCTGACGCGGGTGCTCCTGAGGCAGTACCCACTGCTGAGAAGGTAGACATGAAAGCTGACCTGCTGGCGTGGCTTACGCAAGACGAAGAGGTTAAGGGCGCATTTGTAGAACTCATGCGGGAGGCCGCTCAAGACCTCCTGCCGCAGCCGGTTGCAGAGCCGGAGGCTACCCCCGAACCGCAGCCGGTTGAACAGAAGTCCGCTGCACCCTCCATCACTGCTGATGACATTGCCAACGCAGTCGGCAAAGCAGTTCGGGATGCTATTCAGGCTCAGCCTCTACAGCGCGAGGGACTGGTGGACACTGCCCCCACTGCACGCAAGACCACGCCGCTAAAGCTGGCGAAGGAAGCAATGCAGAAGGCAGAGGACGACGCTGGGTTTACTCCAATCCCTGCTAAGGCTGCTGACCTGGACATCGTGACCGAGCGCGAGCGCTGGAAGGCGCGAATGCGTGCCTTGGTCGAGCTGTCCACGGAAGACGAAGACGAGGGCTGAGTCCCCTCCTCTAACTCAAAGGAGTTGACCACGATGCCTCAGATTATCACAGAACGTAACCCGGCGATGAAGGCACTTTCTCATACTGACATCACCGGCAAGTTGACCCCCGTGGAGATTGATCGAATGATCGCCACCGAGCTGCGGGCAGAGAATTTCATTCGGGAAAACTGCCCGCGCAAGACTGACCAGCGTGGGGAGGCGTACCGCGTCAACACGCGCACCGCCCGTCCTGCCGCCGAGGCTATCGCGGACACGGCCGGATTCACCGATGTTGAGTCCACGTTTGCCGCACAGCGGTCCTACCCGTACAAGACCCTGGGTGTTCGTCTGGTGGTCACCCGCAAGGCGCAAGCCGAGGGCATGGGTCTGGTTGACCTCATGGCCACTGAGATCGAGGAAGGCGCCCAGTCCCTGCGGCAGCTTGAGGAGACGCTGTTCCTCGATGGCACTGTCACGACGCCCACGCAGTATGATGGACTGAACGTCATCCTCGACAGCGCGGACTACCGCACCGACATGGGCACGGACGGTGCTGCCCTGACTGCGGCGAAGTTAGACGAGGCTCTGGACGACACGTTCGACCTCCCCCACAACGCCGGTGCAGCGCTCATCATGAACTACCGTACCCGCAGGGAGATCAGCGCTCTGCTATCCGCCAAGCAACGATTCAACGACCAGACCGTGGACGTTCGTGGAGGCTGGCGGGTGACTGCCTACGACGGCATCCCAATGTTCGCGACTGAACGGGAATCCATCACCCGCACGCAGGGCACTGCAAGCACTGCCTCGAACATCTACATCGTGAACTGGGCGGAGTGCTTCTACGGCGTGCTGACCGAGCTTCAGACCTACATGCTGGCGCAGGTCACGAGCCAGTACATGGCCGCCGAGGTCATTGAGGACCTGGCGCTCGTCGTCCGCAACCGCAAGCGCTGCCGCATCGTTCGTGGGATCATCCCACCCGCCTAACCTGGAGGAACTGACGCATGAGTGCCCCTGAGGCGCCCGCGCCTTCCCTGACCGTAGACGAACTTACGCATGGGGAGCAGAACTGGATAGCCAGGCATAACGCCCGCGCCCGTACCAAGTCCTGCTATCGGTTCTGCCCCCTTTGCGGTAACTGCGAGAACTATGACAGCCGGCTCGTGAAGTGCTCGCGGTGCTTTGTCGATGTGTACTGTTTGTGCCGGCAGGGAATCCGCCTCTGGCTCGACCAGCGAGGATTCCGTTGCTTCCGCCGAGTAGGCTTTGCAGCTTTCCGCTACGGAAGTGAGCAGGGGCGCATAGACGTAGGCGGGCCAGTCCGCCGATTTTGATTGGTCTGTGAGGCAACACTTAATGACAGCAACTCCGCGAATGCAGCAAACATCCCGGCCACAGAAACGGGCGGACTCTCCTGCGCCTTCTCGAAAGGACACTGTAGCAGAATCCCTGAGATTTACTGTGCGGAAGCACCCGGAGAATCCTGGCTGGAAAGTGCCGCCTGGGGTGGTGGAGCACACCTACTCAGAGATTGTGCAATGCGACGCTAATGGTGTAGGGCACTGCCAACTTGAAACTAGTGTGGAGCACCTCCGGAGGCTTGGCTATGATCTCGTATATGACCGCCTCGGCAAACTCCCTCTGGATGCAGTGCCACTAGCACAAGGACTTTGACCGTGCATAACGTCTGCACTCGTTCTGCTACGTTGGACCTGACAGCTCCTGTTGCCGCCTCTCGTCGATTAGACGTGGCGCTAACAGACGAGGGCAGGGGGCGCGTGCTCCGTGCAGGTGCTTGTTCTCACTGTTGATGAGTAGGAAAGGAGACCTCAGATGGCGACATACTGCACCGCTGCTGAGGCACTCGCCGAACTCGAAGGTGTAGATGC